TTATCATCATTATAATTATCATCATTATAATTATCATCGTTGTCGTCATCTGAACCAATGTCATTATCATCATATGATTGTTTATTTGTTTCACCATTTTCACCATCAAATTCGGGATAAAATTCTCCATCTGATGGCTCTATTTTCTTTGCTTCTGCTGTACTGGTTGTGTCTTCGATAGAATCTTCATCCGAATTGTCAAGAGTTTCATAAATAGTCCATTTGTTCGAAGAAGCTAGTTTATCATTTAAGGCAGTATTACAATCATTATTTCTCATAGATTGAACATTATAAATAGAATCCAACGACGGATAATATTCATTGCAAAATACTTCAAAATCTTCAATAATATTATGAAAAGGATTTTTAATCAAACAAGCAGTCATTAAAGAACCTGTAAAATAGAATGATATTTTTTTAGTTACTGTGTGTGCATGGGACTTTTCTTTTTCATTATTATCAGTCAAACTATTAACTTGAATAGTAAAATATCCTCCATTTTTCTCATCATTTTGATGAATCCAATGGAAATATTTTCCCGTAAAACTATCAAAATTTTTGCGGAATGTTTTCATATCGTTAATGCCTTTATGAGTATTGTGTGAGTAATTTGCTGTGAATAATTGTCGATTTTTTATCAACAAAACTTCAGGAAAATAAGGGCTCTGAAAAAGACTGATACAGTTATTTATGGTTGGCATAGAACAAATATTAGAACCTTTAAGAATATGACGCATATGTTTTTGAGATGTCGTTTGATGAGTTTTTGACTCAAGATAAAGCATTCTCATTCCATACCAAATAAATTCATTCAAAATATTATTTTGAATCACAATTGGCAAAACAATATCAAGCAAATTTTTATTATGCCAGAAAATATCAAAATACTCAATAGATGTGCTAAGTGCAAGAATGATTTTGCAAAGCAACAAGTTCGCACCAAATCTTTTCAAAATATCAATTACATATATCAAAGACTCAATATCCCATACACCTTTCGGGTGTGATTTAACAAGAATTTTTGGAAAATTATTCTTAATTACTCTTTGAGGATATCTGGATGTTTGTACGGTTGGTAATGATGCAGCTGTACCAAACATTTCTTTGATAAATTTATTTTGTGTAAAATTCTTTAAAATGATGTTATTATTGTTCCAATATGTTTTTTGTTCATTAATAATCAGTATTAGCCATATAATATATTTGCTGTTTGTGCATGCTTCGGCAATATCAAATCCGTATTTATCAACAATTTCAATAAAATCAACCCATGAATCATATTCAGCAATAAAATTGTTTTCAAATATGCTACTATTTTCTCGAAGAAATATAATCATAACACTATCAAGTTGAATATTAATTTTATCGGGGACAATAATCTTAGGCTCAGCCGATCGAATTTCATTGATACCTGTAATTACAGAATTTCTTTTGCAAAAAGGTGAATTCTTTATCAAGTTAACATCAACTTTACAGAGTATCCAATTATTTGCGCATCTACTATCATAGCAGGCCAAAAATACAATATTTTCTTTATTTTCCTTTTTTTCAAGGTTATCTAAGTTGCTTGACTCAATAACATTTATGTAGTTGTTGTAAAACTCAGAAATGTTATTAGAGGTCTCAAATGGTATGTCGAACGGGATTTTAAGTTCCGTGGTCTGCATGATCTCTTGGTTTGTTATTGTAATCTTGCCTTTATTTAATTAACTATCACATATTCAATTTTTATCATTATGTGGTTTTTTGTATGGATTACAAAAGCAACCAATTTTTCCACATACGCATTCTACTGCAATATCGTTGAGTTTTATACAATCTATCCATCTTGCATAAATAACAAATTGAGGTAAAATTGGCATTGCACGAGAGGCACTAACAGATACCGAACTGAATGTACTCATTGTTGATAAAAGCAGTCGTTGTGTTTGATAATAATTATATTAATAATCACCAGTTTTTAATAGTTTTTAATTAAACACAAACACAATAAACACAATAAACACAATAAACACAAACACAATATAAAAAATTGAATTTACCTATTCTTATAGTACACAACCTCAACTTTCAATTTAGTATCAAATGTCAACAAACAGCTCTGATTCTCCTGCGGCGCCGAACACTGATTTTCGTATCTTTGTTGGCCCAAATGGCACCAAACCGACACGCGGCACTCCTGGGTCCGCCGGATTCGACTTGTACGCGGCCCAAGACTATCTTGTTCAACCTAACACTACCGGTTATGCAATTGGAACTGATATTAAGATTACTAAAATGCCAGAAGGTTGCTATGGTCGTATTGCTCCTCGCAGCGGTTTGGCGTTTAAACATCATGCTCATGTTCTCGCTGGAGTAATTGATCCTGATTATCGTGGAGAAGTAAAGGTTATTATTACTTCACCTTATCAGAACTTTCAAATCTTGAAAGGTGATCGTATTGCTCAATTTATTCTCGAACGCTATTCTAACGAAGAAATCACAGTGATCAGTGAAGAAGAAATTGAAGCAAGCACTCGCGGTGCTGGAGGTTTTGGTTCTACTGGAAAGTAAATGCAATTTCAAATTAAAACCAGCAATTATCGACAATTATTAACAATTATTATTTTTTTATAAGATGCCAAAAAATAATCATATTTCCAGCTTAAATATCTGGAAATGATGCTTCAACAAATTCCGGTTGAGAATCTGGAATTGTGATAGCAATATGTTTCTTTTTACCATCTTTATCATTATCGTTGTCATCATCGTCGATATTGATTTTATCATCAATATCATTATCATTATCATCATTATCATTATCGGACTTATTGTCATCACCATTAACTTCTTTGATAATTCTCACAACATGCAGTTCTACGAAACGTTTTTGATTATACTTCACAATAACAGACATCTTAAACAGAAACTTAATTCTATCGCCTTCTGTTACATCTTCATAAATATCAAGCGGCTCTCCTTTGCTGTTTTTAATAATAGATTTCTCATTCTTTATCAAATTACGAACTGCATTCAAGGAAATATTCAATTTAAGAGTATTATTTTCCGACAGAAGATTTGAAGTCGGTCTCTGAGGAGTGAAAATTCGAAACATGGTTCCTTCGATAACATTTTTAATGAAATCAATAAATATCGCATCTTCTACATTGAGATTAATTTCAATAATATCATTTTCATGATTAACATTAAATTTCAATATTTTGCAATAAGGAGAAGTAAGAACAATTGGACCCATATTGCTGCTTACAACAGTATTAAAAGTAGAACGAGGATTAACAAATCGAACCGATGCCATGTGAAACGTATTAAATGCGCTTGCATCATAATCAACTTGAAAGTTGCCATTAAGAACAGCCTTTCCCAATACAACTGCGGGATCTTTTGTTGTAATTGTGCAGTTTGTGGTTTGCTGGATCATACCAAAATAATAATTATCTCTATTATTTTCTGTCTGAATAGAAGTGCTTGGAAACCAATAAGTATGTAGTTTGTTGATAATATCATTCCAAGCAGGATTAGTAGCAGCATTTTTATACAATTTGCTAATATCAGTAACAGTGGTCGAAAATTCTTGATTATAGTAAATATTAAATCCACTAATAAGAGATTTAATCAATCGAGTTGGGTTTGAACCTCTAAAAGCAATTGGATTTAATACAGTCAATCCTGTATTAAATGTTTTTAGTGCGTCAACCGTGCACATAACAACAGGATCGGTCCTATAATTTCTATCACAATATGATTTAATATCAAGAATAGTATTCTCCGCAAATGTATATTCATGAATAATATTTTTATCATATGCTCGACTCTTAAAGTAACAGCACTGAATTTGACTAGTATCAAATCGGCCAATAAGTTCATAGGGAGTCTTTGTAGAAGTGCAAACAATTTGAAAGGTTCGCTCAATATCTTCAATATAAATATAAATTACCGAGCTTCGAATACCAAAATAGGTTTTAGGTCCTTTGAACCATCGAACCAGATTTTTAAGTGTTTGTTGATTCTTTGCATAAGAAGGTCCAATAATGAAAATATCCATATCAGAGTTCTTTCGAGGACGATAATTACCGCGAAGCATTTGCATAATAGAACCTCCGGCAATTACAACACCCTCCCATGGAAAGGATTCAGTATCATCTATTTCCGGGTTAGGTGATTTCTCAAATACTCCACAGGAATACTCAGCAAATCGTTGCTGAAATGTTTCCATATTTACAATACTAGGAGTGTTAGGTTCGGGCAATTTAACTCCCAAAACATCACAACCCCACATACTTTCGACGACATTATCATCAATTTCTGTCTTCATACGATCTTGGTAAGTAACTGGTTTAAATGTCATAAATTGAGGATTATTTTCAAGAACCTCATGGGGATCAATTAAGAAAAACTCATTAACATCATCGCGCTGTTTTTTTAGTTTAGTCAATTTTGCTTGAGTCTCATCATCAGAGCTTTCAAACACCTGACTAATATTAAAGTTAACAAAGAACTCAATCATTTTAATACGATGAACAATACCATCTTGATATTCGCTAATACCAAGGCCACCAATAAGTGCACTATACGGATTAGGGTCATATCTAAAATACTTATTCCAGTTTACAGCAGTAGGACGCATTAGATAAATAGGATATAGGTATTCTACTCCAATCACTGTAAATTCATTTGAATAAAGATCAAATACATTATCAAGCTTTTGTTTGCAATATTCACGTACTCCGAGAATTTCGCAAATACGAATTGCAGTATACAAATCATAGAAATTAAATTTCTGATCAGTATTATTTATATTTTTATTTGTTTTAAAAATTTCGTTTACATCGGTTGTTCCGACTGCGGATTCAAACAATGTTACCGCATTATCACTAATAGAAAAGTTAACATTAATATAATAATTCTTAGGGCTAAGCAAGCATTCTTTCTTAACATAGAAATGATGCTTATTAACTCGAATAATAACCACATTATCTTCAAGCTCGCCATTATCAATAACCATATTCTCATACATTTTGGTGAGGTTTTCGATTTGCGAGTTTGAGGAGTCGCTTTGGTTTGACATGTTGTTAGAAATGTTTCAAATGTTGATTTTGGTATATATCAATGTTAATTATTCAATTTTGGCACTTATTGTAGATTAATTAAGTTTGATAAAAAATGAATTATAAAATAGCTCTCAATATAATCAAACACGATATGAACTCATCACAACTAATTGATGCTGCATTAGACAGTACGCCTTTTACACAACCTCCAAAAAGTAGAAAAAAACTAGGCGAGGGTACATACTCTGAAGTTGTTTCATGTGATGGCGTAGCTATTAAAATATTTAAAGAAGCCGGCGATTCTGCAGCAATACAGGAAATCTGCATCTTGAGATATCTTTCTCATAACAACATAATTCGAATTAATAGCATTATTATTAATGCTAATGATGAGATTCATATGTATATGAATTTATATTTCACCGATATCTCAAATTCATCATGGAGACGATTTACAGCGGGTAATATGTTAATATATACAATGACGCAAATTGCTCATAATATTGCAAATGGTTTATCTTATATGCATTCACACAAAGTGATTCATGGAGATATCAAACCACAAAATATTCTATATGATATAAAGACAAAAAACGCAATTATTTGCGACTATAATAGCGCAATTTATAACCCTCCTCCCTATATTGGATGTAGAATACAAACGTGTGTATATCGAGCTCCAGAAGTTAACTTTGACAAAAAAGTTGGCAGATTTAGCTATAAAATTGATGTTTATAGTTTGGGCTGCATTTTATTTGAATTGTTTACAGCCAGACTATTCACTAACATAGTAAACAATGATAGCACAATTGGGGCATGTAGTTCATTTGGCTATCCCCAATATTGTGAAAATATAGAAAGATCCAGACGCTACGATTTTCTAAAAACAATGACTTTTTCGATAGCTAGGGCTAAAATCATTGGACGTATTGAAGAAACAGAATGGAACGATATTAATTTTAATTCTGTTGATGTAACTCCTCCTCAAAACTTTAAACATTTTCTAAACTCTTATTTGGATGTAATGACAAAAACTTTAATGCCTTATCATCAAGCTAGATACGACTCTACTCAAGCATTAAATGAAATTCAAGAGCTATTTAAATATTTTGATTTTGAGCGACCGCCGCCCATTAATTACACCCCAAATTTGCCTCTATCGCTTATGCCACACTCTGAAGAAATAATTAAAAGCAGTCTAAAAGAACATATTACACCCCTTAATACAATCACTAATAATCATCATGAACTAGAATGTGGCAAAAAAAGAGTTATATGTAAAAACTCGATTTTTGAATTATTACCTGATGATACAGTAAGATGGATACGTATGATAGAATTAAATTTCTATATGGAACTTAAACGTTCTAAAATAGTGGGCTCACTTGAAGAACTAGAAACGATTGCCGCTGCCATTTATTTAATATATTGCATTACGGATAATCGAGATAATATTATGAACATTTATGAAGAACGGACTCAATTATACGATATACAAATAGATAAAAATATTATCAAGAAACGGGCATATGAAATCTTGCGAACTTTAGATTATAAAGCAATTTTATAACAAATTATGCCTGGTCATCATCTACTTGTTTATGAACAATTTTTTTCTTTTTTCTGGGGATAAGACTTAATAATTTTGGAGATTTTTTATAATCCTCGACCATATATTCACTCATAATTGCTTCAACATCAATTTCTGAAAAAATCAGCCTTCTTGATAATTCTTTGTTAATGTCAGCTATTTGACTTTCTATTGAGTATAGCTCAGTTAATGTATCGTATAAATCCACCGAACCCTCTGTTTTAGTTCTTACGTGAGAAATAAAATCAATTCCATCCACGATATAATTATATTTACTCCTACCATTGCGAAATAGATTGTCCAATATCACTTCTAATTGTTTAGTATGAGTTTCCAGATTTTTAACTAATTTTTCCTTATAATTATTGGCATTTTGTAAATTAGTTAATATGAGTGAATTACTGCGTGATTTTAAGTATTCACATGTTTCTTCATTATATGAAGATCGTAGAAGTTCCAGTACAGAGGATGTGATTGACATTTTGAATCAAACTCTTGCTATGTAATCTTTAAATGGAATTATTTAACATATATATTATTATATACAATTTTATTTTTCTTCTATACATTAATCAAAACAATTTAAATATAAACATAATATATGTGTAGTGTACCAACTTCATATCACCATTTTTGTGCTTAGTTAAAATTGAAGTTTATAATTTGATATATAGCAAAAATGAGCGACGATAATGATCATCTCTCTGAAGTACCCCCTGTGGATATTTCAGAGTATATGAACACTGTTATTAATGAAGAGCGCAAAGAAAATCCGATTGCACCCGAAACTGCAGTCTCTCTAGAATCATCAACACAGGACTTTCCTGCGGAAAAACCAATAGAAATCGATTCTAATCTTACTGCCGACGATCTTACTAGTATTATTCTAGCTGAAGTACAGCGTAAAGGACTCGCGGGAGATCATATTATAGGAATGAATACGCTGTACAACAAAGGTTTGAAGCAAATTCTCACCAAATTGTTTAAAGCCGAAGTCAACAATATGAGGAATGATCGCGATAAACAAACAAAAAATCAAGAAGATCAGGAAATTGAAGATATTTCATTCTCAGTTGAGTTTATTGATGTTGAGCTAGTAAAACCAACTATTATTAAATATACAAGCGGGAAATCGGAAATTCTTACGCCAAATATGGCCCGTCTTGGTAATCTTAATTATTCTGCTCCCATTTATGCTACTGCCACTATTACCACAACTGCTAAACTTAAAAATGGTCAGACTAAAACACGCACAGAAGATATCGGAGTCGGTGATCGTAAGTGGAAAATTGGTGCAATTCCTGTAATGGTTAAATCTGAGTTCTGTCATCTGAATGGAGTTCCTCGTGAGATTGCAAAAACAATGCAGGAGGATCCTAATGACCCAGGCGGTTATTTCATCTTGCGAGGCAAGGAATGGGCCGTCGATATGTCAGAAAACATGATCATTAATGTAGGTCATGGATATCTAAATAATCACGATAAGGAAGTGGCCCGAATTACTTTTCAATCCAAACCTGGTGATGCTTATGAAAACTCATATTATCTTGTAATTAAGTTGTTAACAGATGGTCAGATTATCATTCAGATTGTTACAAACAAAACTGAAGAACTGGAAATTCCATATTACTTAATCTTCCGCGCATTTGGCATGTCGCGAGATTCTGAAATTATTGACAATATTGTATATGGTATCCAAAACGAAGACCTGGTAACTAAATTTATGCTTGATATTCTTGAAAAGGCATATAATAAACCTAATCGTGACTTTGCTCCAATTCTGGCTGAACGTGATCCTGATAAAGTGCTTGAGTTTATTTCTCGTAAAATTATTGAGCTTGCTTCTAATGCCAAACTAACAAAGGACATTAATGCTGTCAAATATGTTGTAAGTAAAACTTATAGCATGCTTGATAAGTTCATTTTGCCTCATATTGGTAATAGCAAGGAATATCGCATTCGAAAACTTAAGTTTCTGGGCCATTTGATTCATAAACTTTTGCGTATTCGAATGGGTGTGCTTAATGGCACTGATCGTGATAGCTGTCGAAACAAGCGCATTCACACGGCCGGTGTATCTATTGGCAAAACCCTTAAAACGCAAATTAACTTTGCTATTATTACCGAAATTAAAAAGGCGCTAATTAAAGAGTTTAAAAACACACAGTGGTCTAAAGTACCTCTTGCTGATGCTGTACGCAGATCAGTAAAGCCCGATGATCTTGAGCGTGCAATTATACAATCTATCGTTACAGGAGAAAAGACACTAACTATTAAGCGTAATGAGATTGTTAATCGTGTTTCTTCTCAGCAAGTATATCGCAAAAACGACGTTAATTTTCTTGCTACATTCAAGAATATTTCAACGCATGGTCAGTCAGCGGCTAAAGATAGCGAGCGAGCCACTGATATGCGACAAGCACACAACACTTATTTCGGATATATTGGTATGGCGCAATCCGCCGATACTGGTGAAAAAGTCGGTATGAACAAGCAGCAGGCAATTGCTGCATCGATTACAGAAGCTTCTTCATCATACGTGATAAAAGATATTCTTATGCGCGATCCTGCAATTATTCATATTGACAAAATCGAGCCTTCTGAGATCACCTCTCGCAAATTAACCAAGATCTTTGTTAATGGCGACTGGATAGCTCTTTGTGAAAAAGGTTCGGAATTTGTTCAGAAATATCGTGTTGCGCGCAGACATACTGTTATTTGGCACGAAACAACTATTGTATGGGAGTTCTTAATTCTCGAGATTTATTTCTGGACCGATGTGGGTCGTATGTTACGACCTCTAATTATTGTTTATAATAATATTAATGAATTTAAGGCCAAGAGTAAAAAAGGAGAGTCTGTTGAATTCAAACAATGGATTAAGCTAAACAAAACACATATTACTGATTTACAGTCCGGTAAAATTACAATCGATGATCTTCGAAAACAGCGAGTTATTGAATATGTATCACCCGAAGAATCTGAAAATCTATTAATAGCTCAGTCATTTGATGTGCTTAAAAGTAAGCTTAATGATTTCACAATGCAATACACGCATTGCGACATTGAACAAATGGTGTTTGGTCTTGTAGAATTGTCTGCGCCAAACACTAATCATACTCCGGCCTCTCGTATTACTATGTTTACTAATCACAAAAAACAAACGGGTGGTTGGCATGCACTTAATTGGCCACACAGAATTGATAAAAATACGTTTCTTCAATATTATTGTGAGGTTCCCACTGTTCGCGCATTTTCGAACGCGCTAACATATCCTAATGCTCAGAACGTTATTCTTGCTTATACGCCTGCAATTGGATATGGTCAAGAAGATTCAGTGCAAGTAAATAAATCTGCAATTGATCTTGGATTGTTCAATGGTAGCCAATTTTATTATGAACAAACTGAATTAGAACATGGTGAAAAATTCGGTAATCCTGATCGCGCAAGAACTATTGATCTTAAAAGCAATGCAAATTATGAATATATTGATGAAAATGGTTTTATTCGAGAAGGCACAATTGTACAAAAAGGTTATGTACTAATTGTTAAGCGTGGAAATTTGGTTCCTGCTGTGGATCAATATATTTATACGGATCGCTCTGTTATCTATAAGATTGATGAGCCTGCAATCGTCGAACGCGTTATTTATCCGCGAAATGACGACGATATTCGAGTTGCGAAGGTTAAATTGCGCACGCTGCGATATCTTCGCGTTGGTGATAAAGTATCTAGTCATTCTGGATGTAAAGGTATTGATGCAATTCATCTTGATCGTGTTGATATGCCTTATTGCATGGAAGATGGCGTTATTCCTGATCTTATTCTGAATCCGCACTCCGTACCCACGCGCATGGTTATCGGTCAGATTATTGAAACTATGATGGCGGAATTAGCTGTTCGCATGGGTATTCTCTTCGATGGTACCCCATTCCGAAAATTGGACATTGATGGAATGATCAACACATTGTCTACTAAATATGGAATTAAATACGGTGGTCATCGTAGAATGATTAATGGTAAAACTGGCAATTATTATGACGCTATGATCTTTGTGGGTCCCACTTCGTATCAACGCCTGCAGAAATTTGTTGCAAATGAAAATTATGCTATGAGCAGCGGTCCAACCTGTGCACTTACTCGACAGCCTCTTGATGGTCGATCAAAGAACGGTGGTCTGCGTGTAGGTGAAATGGAGAAAGATGTGTTTGCTTCCCATGGAATTATGCGTACTCTATTTACTAAATTTTACACTGACTCTGATGGTATTGACTTGTATATTTGCAGATGTGGTAATCGTGCAACTATTAACGAGAAAGCTGGTATATATAAATGCAAACAGTGCAAAGACAACGCCGATATTGTTAATGTGCCAAGTAGCTATGTTGCTAATCTGTTCTTTAATGAAATTAATGCAATGGGTGTAAAACCAGTCTTCGAGCTGGAACCCCGCGGATATTCCAAATATGAATAAACACAACACACTTTCATATTCTGAAAATTTATTCATGCTATAAAAAATTAAAAATTCTTTTTTTTTGAATCTGTAATTATATACAGAGGTTTTTTAACAGTATCTTTAATAAAAATGAGTTCATGCAAGTGGTGTCGACGATCTATAAAGCTATTTATAGCTTCATTAATACTTTTAACTATTTGCTTAGCTGTAATTCAAGAAATGTCTAGACGAAATTCTTATAGTTATAATGATGGTTGGGCTGCACTTGGTTATATAATTATTGGAACGCTTACATTAGCAACCACTGGTACTTTTGTACTGTTTACATGCTCGTTGTTTGCATTTAGCAATCCACCGCTTTGTGAAGACGTTAAATAACATATATAAAAACAAAAAAATAATGTTATTTTTTTCTATAATTTAGCATTCAAAGCAATCCAACTATGTCATTGATATTTTTAACAGTACAGCCTGCCGCTGCTTTATGACCACCGCCTCCATATTTTTTAGCAATTAAACTAACATCAAAATCACCGCGTGATCTAAATGAGATATAATATTCTTTAGTTGGTGCATTATAACGCCAAATAATCGAGTAATCGCACTTATAATTGCCTTCATTATCTTTTTCTTCTACCGCATAACTACCAACATCGGACTGAATTACAGGCATATTTATCACATATACTTTTACATTATCAATTATTCTTATATCGCTACCCATCATAGCATTTTTTATGACTGTTTTTTTAAATTTAATAAATGAGGCTCCTTCGGCCGCTATTTTTGAAAAGAATTCAGCAGGTTGTGTTAATAACTCTTTCCATCCTTGAATGTTTGTAAAATCCGGTTGATTAACAAATAACCACTCGTTTACTTCAAGAGACATATATGCATCAGTACGCCAAAGATCCCTATCTTTTACATACTCAATAAGTTTAGGCATTGATGTATTTGTAAAGTAAAATTTCCAAGCAAGTGACGCACCGCATTCATTTATATCAAATGTAAAAATAGAATCAATATTAGGAATTTCATGACCATTTAAATCAACATCCCGTTTAGATGAAATATGGTGATCAAAGATCTTTACATTTGAACTAAATTTGAGTAATTTCTTAATATCTTTTACCTCAAAGGATACATCAAACATTTTTAGTTCAAATGATGTTTTTGATGAATATTTCTCGGAAAGATATACAATCATCTTCTCAATATCTTCGGTGCGTTTTGACTGATCAAAAGTCCAATATTCTATTGACGTATTAGCTGGAGGGTATAAATCATAGTAAGTTGTTGCTACTAAACTTGAAACAAAACCATCGCGACATCCGCGGTGTGTTCCAATTACAATCACCCTTTCGGCGTTCATCTTAATCTTTACAATAAGATTATTTAATTTATAATTGCTTGCTATTATTGTGTAAATTTCGCGCAATATTTTTATGGGTGGTTCCATCAATTAATCGAGTTTATTAAAAAAATTCTTCAACAATGAATATTAGCTTATGCGTGTTAAATCCATTCTTGCACGTCGAATAAATGTTGTAGCTCCGTTAGTTGGTGGGCCGCTACATCTCCAGTTAATTGTTCCAGTTTTAACTCCGGCTGTTAAGGTAATATATGCAAAACCCGCCATATTGGTCCATCCATTAGTAGGTGTACCGCCCAATGTACTAAATCCAGTATGAACAGTAACACCATCGAATATAACATCCGATATACATCTTGCACTACCAATTGCTAGACTAGTACCAATATCTGCTTGAAAAGTTAATTTGTATACACCTGCGACTAAGCTAGGTGTTGTCATGGTGACTTTCACTTGATTAGTTGTCCCAGCTGCTTCATTACCAAGAGTAGCAAATGAACTTTGTGGTTCAGATGAAACCTGTGATATTAATGCGCCACCCACAACGGCAGGCGCCAATACATTTGTTTCAGCACCTGCCGCATCAGGTTTCCAGAATAATCCGCTGTTACCAGTCTTCTTATATAAGCTACCTAAACCGGCTCCTGGGTTAGCGGGCTATGTAGCATCTGCTATTTGAATTCTTGCTATTCCCGTGATCGCACCGTTTGATATTTGTATCGCCATTTGTAAACTCTAAGTTAACTATATTTCCTTAAAATATTTTATTATTTTGATAAATAATAATAAAATTGTTATTATTGAGTGTGGTTGCTCGTTTAAAATTGAATTTCACATGCGTAATTAAAACGCCATCAGAAAAAAATGTCTCGCATCAAAATTGCAGAAGGAAAATATGTATCAGGAAATTCTATGAGTCTTCCGTATTTTGAGTTTATAATTCAAATAGATACAGAAAATGAATTATCTCAAATGGCTACTGTTTTGGGATTCGATATCTATAATAAGGAATATATGACCACATGTGGTAAAAAACAGCCTGATTTTGATAATGATATAAATAATAAATTGACTACTAACACACCTTTCGTGAGAATGTATCAAGAAAGTTCACTTACATCAGGTTCAATTGCTATTCTATTCTTTCGATATATAGATGGGTATATTGAACAACATATATTTCGGATTCCTGAGCTTACTTACCGATATAATTATATTGAAACAATTGAGATAAAAGTAGATGCCTCAAAGATGCGTATGCTCACAATAATCAAAGAAGAGCAACCTGTAAAATCCCAAGAGCCTTTGCAGAAGTATCAAATACCATCATATTATGAAACAATTAAAAAAGTTGAAGCTAATAATGGCGCATTTCCTTGCATTTTTCTCAATTGATGCTCACGGCACATTTGATTATTTTTTTCATCTAATGGAGTTATTGTATTATAAAATTGCATTTTAGATGATTATTTTTTTAACTTAGAAACCCGGTTATTTTGTTAAAATTGATTTTATAACTTGTATATTCTACTACACGAATACGAAAATTCAAAACATGCAAGACTCTCAACAAAACTGTCAAAATAACCAAGAATCTCAGAACTTTGAAGATTTACGAACTGATCAAAGTAGTCAAATCTCTAATAGTATTCAGAGTGCTCCGGATCATAAAGAAACAAAAAAAGAAAAACATTATATTCTTTTTGCTGTTAGAAATGTACCATTTACAGTTGAACGAAAGCATGTGCCTGATAGTGGCCCTCTAAATATCATGCTTAATGATAATTCTAATAGTGATAAGTTATTTGAATCTAAAGAAGATGAACAAAAAGTCGATATTGAAATTTTGCGCACATTACTTTATAATATTCACAACAACAATATAAAATCTTTAAATACAAAATATATAATTACGTATAAAGCATATATATCATTGCTATGGATGATTAACTATTTTAATTTCACTTATGATCATGATGCTCACTTTGAGTTGCATTCTATTTATAAATATAATTTTGTTTGTAAAAGTGATACTTATGATGATGATCCTAATAAAAAATTCTGTATTTTTACTATTTCAGGCGATAAAGTTTCACTGTTTATTAGTTACACTTTTATGAACTAAGTTTAAATTCTTTCTAAAGTTTGTGAGATGTTTTTTAATAAAAATAGTGATCCTATAATTCGTATTTCTCCGAAAGAAAGTGATAAAGATGGTTATATAATGGAATTTATAATCATTGATATAAAAAACACACAAATTAGATATAATAATAAAATTACTAATCATCGTGCTTCAATTAAATATAATCTTGAAGATTTACATCCGAGAAACATTGTATTCAAATCGGATCAAAACGAAATTGATATCAGTTAATCTTTTTTTATGAAATAGCTAACAATTATTTTAAAGTCAAAAATATATAAAAATTGAATTTTAGTTTACTATAAACTCACACACAAACTCCTGAAAATCATGACTACTCTACATAATAAACTACTTGATTGTATTCACGATGGTAATTTAGAAGAAATTGTTAGACTTGTTGAAAATAATCAAATTGATGTATCTATAAAAGATAATGAAGCATTTGTTGAATCTGTTTTCTGTGGGCAACTAAAAATTGTTCAATATCTCTCAAAATTGCCTGGTGTTGATGTAACTGCGCAAAATCATAATTCATTTATATTATCTGTGAGTAACGCAAATTTACCAATGATTAAATATATTTCTACATTACCCGGATTTGATGCATCTGCACGAAATAATTCAGCAAGGATAATTGCTGCCGGTTATGGGCATTTAGAAATTTTACAATATTTGTTAACAATATCGCGTGTTGATGCACCTGTTCAAAATAATAAAGCACTTATTGTTGCTGCTTGTTACGGATATTTAGAAGTGGTTGAATATCTTTTAACATTACCTAATGTTGACGCATCTGCACAGGATAATCAGGCAATTATGAACGCTTATAAAAAAGGATATTTATCAATTCTTGCAATGTTATTATATTTTGAGCCAAAAATTGCTTCCTTTCTGTCATCTGAAGATTACATCAAATATCATCAACTATTATTGTCTAAACTCAGGCCCTTCACACACAAAATTGCAATTTCACTCACTGAGTTACCAACACCTCTCATAATTGAAGTAATTGAACAATCGGTGGATTTTGCAATTTATATTCCATATCACATCAAATGGAACATGGTAGTTGCAATCAAACACAACACTCCCAACAAAAATTGAATTTTATTTTTTATATATTAAATACATAGTGTTCCAAAACAAAAAGAAATATGTCTGTAGTTTTTCGAGAATTCATTGAATATATTAAAGAAGGTAACTTACAAAAAGTTACCGAATATGTAGAAATTAATCAAGTTGATGCATCTGCGGGGAATAATCAAGCAATTATTTGGGCAGTTACTAATGGGTATTTAGAAATTGTTAAATACCTTTCTAAATTACCTGGAGTTGATGCATCTGCGCAAAATAATCATGCAATTATTAGAGCGAGCAGTGGTGGACATTTAGAAATTGTTAAATATCTTTCTACATTACCTAATGTTGATGTAACTGTGCAAAATAATCAACCGATTATTTATGCTGCTTATAAAGGACATTTAGAAGTTGTTCGGTATCTTTTAACATTACCCAATGTTGATGCATCTGCGCAAAATAATGAAGCAATTATTGACGCTGCTTATGAGGGACATGTAGAAGTTGTTCAATATCTTTCTACTTTACCTAATGTTGATGCATCTGCACAAAATAATCGAGCAATTATTCAGTCTGCTCATAATGGAAAATTAGCAGTTGTTCAATATCTTTCTACTTTACCTGGAGTTAATGTATCTGCGGAAAATAATCGACCAATTATTTATGCTGCCAGTCATGGACATGTGGAAATTGTTAAATATCTTTCTAAATTACCAAATGTTGATGCATCTGCGCAAAAAAATAGCGCAATTAATTATGCTGCTAGACGTGGGCATTTTATAGTAGTTGAATATCTTTTAACATTACCCAATGTTGATGCATTTATGGAAGATAATGATGTAATTAGTTTGGCTGAATATTTTGGATATTTCTCGGTTGTTGCTATGTTATTATATTACGAGCCTAAAGCTGTCACCTCTTTATCATCTGCAGATTACACTGGATTTCATCGCCTATTATTATTTAAACTTAGACCCATTGCACACAAAATTGCAGTTTCACTCACCGAATTACCAACACCTCTCATAATTGAAGTAATTGAACAATCTCTGAATTTTGCAATTTATATTCCATATCACATCAAATGGAATATGGTAGTTGCAATCAAACACAACAAACTCTATAATCACAGAAAAAATTGAATTTTACTTTTTTATATATTAGGATATAAAATACATAGTTTTTCCAAATCAAAAGCAATATGGATATTGATACTTTTCGAGAATTCATTAATTGTATTACAAAAGGTAACTTACGGGAAGTTATTTTGTTTATAGAAACTAATCAAGTTGATGCATCTGCTCGAGATAATCAAGCAATTATTTGGGCTGCTTCATCTGGTCATTTAGAAATTGTTAAATATCTTTCTGAAATACCCGGTGTTGATGCTTCTGCGCGAAATAATGATGCAATTCTTTTGGCTGCTCGTTATGGTCGTTTAGAAGTTGTTAAATATCTTCCTACATTATCTGGAGTTAATGTTTCTGATCAAAATAATTATGCAATACTTTCAGCTGCTCGTTATGGTCATTTAGAAGTTGTTAAATATCTTTCTACATTACCTGGAGTTGATGCATCTGCGCGAGATAATGATGCAATTATTGATGCTGCTCATTATGGACATTTAGAAGTTGTTAAATATCTTTCTACATTACCTGGAGTTGATGCGTCCGCGCGACATAATCGAGCAATAAACTGGGCTGTTTTTAATGGGTATGTAGAAATTACGAAATATCTTTCTACATTACCCAATGTTGATGCATCTGCTCAAAATAATGAAGCAATTATTCACGCTGCTTATAATGGGAATTTAACAGTTATTAAGTATCTCTTAACTTTACCCGGAGTTGATGCGTCCGCGCAAAATAATTTAGCAATCATTAATGCTGCTTCTAAAGGACATCTAGAAATTGTTAAACATCTTTTAACTTTATCCGAAGTTGATGTGTCCGCGCGAGATAATTTAGCAATTGTTCAGGCTGCTTTTTATGGTCATTTAGAAGTTATTGAGTATCTTTTAACTTTATCCAAAGTTGATGCATCTGCGCGAGATAATAACGCAATTATTGATGCTGCTAATTATAAACGATTATCTATTGTTGCGATATTATTATACTTTGAACCCAAAGTCGCTGCTTCTTTATCATCTACACATTATATCAAATATCATCAACTATTATTATCTAAACTCAGAGCCATAACACACAAAATAGCAGTTTCACTCACTGATTTGCCAACACCCCTCATAATTGAAGTAATTGAACAATCGCTGGATTTTGCAATTTATGTTCCATATCACATCAAATGGAACATGGTGGTTGCGATCAAGCACAGCAATTGTAGAAAAAATTGAATTTTATTTTTGTGTATATTGAAGACACCGTTTTTCGGATCAAAAGCGACATGACTAATAACTTTGAAAAATTCATTAATTATATTAATAAAGGTGATTTACAAAAAGTTATTGAACTTACAGAAACTTTTGAAATTGATGCATCTACGCGGGATAATGAAGCAATTATTGAGGCTGCTCGTTATGGATATTTAGAAATTATTAAATATCTTTTAACATTACCCAACGTTGACGCATCTGCGCAAAATAATGAGGCAATTATCGAAGCTTCTATTTATGATCATTTAGAAGTTGTTAAATATCTTTCTACTTTGCCTGAAGTCAATGTATCTGCACAGTATAATGGAGCATTTGTTCATGCTGCTTATAATGGACGTTTAGCAGTTGTTCAATATCTTTCTACATTACCTAATGTTGACGTATCTGCGCAAAATAATTTAGCAATTATTTGGGCTGCTCAACATGGACATTTAGAAGTTGTTAAATATCTTTCTAAATTACCTGGAGTTAATGTGTCTGCACGAATTAACAAAGCAATTATTTTAGCTGCTAAAAAAGGACACATAAAAATTGTTGAGCATCTTTCTAAACTACGCAATGTCGATGCATCTGCGCAAGGTAATGAAGCAATTACTGAAGCTGCTCGTAAAGGACACTCATCTATTGTTGCTATGTTATTATACTACGAATCCAAAGTTGCTGCTTCTCTATTACCTACAGCTTATATTAAATATCATCGGCGATTATTATTTAAACTCAGACCCATTGCACACAAAATTACAATTTCACTTACTGATTTGCCAACTCCTCTCATCATTGAAGTAATTGAACAATCGCTGGATTTTGCAATTTATATTCCATACCACATCAAATGGAATATGGTAGTTGCGATCAAGCACAGCAATTGGTCTAAAGATAACAAAAATTGAATTTTATTTTTTTATATGTTAAATACATAGTTTTACAAATAAAAAGCAAAATGAATACACCTTTTCGAGATTTTACTGAATATGTTAAAATAGGTAATCTACAGAAAGTTATTGAATTTATAGAAACTAATCAAGTTGATGCATCTAAGCAAAATAACAACACGATTATTTGGGCTGTTTATAATGGACATTTAAATGTTATTAAATATCTTTTAACATTACCTAGAGTAGATATATCCGCGCAAGATAATTTAGCAATTACTTTGGCTGCTCGTAATGGACATTTAGCAGTTGTTGAATATCTTTTAACATTACCCAATGTTGATGCATCCGCGCAAAAAAATAGCGCAATTAATTATGCTGCTTCTAAAGAATATTTATCTATAGTTGCAATGTTATTATATTACGAACCCAAAGTTGCTGCTTCTCTATCATCTACATATTACAACCTATTTCATAAACAATTACTATCCGCACTCCGACCCATTGCACATAAAATTGCAATTTTACTCACCGAGTTGCCAACTCCTCTCATCATTGAAGTAATTGAACAATCGCTGGATTTTGCAATTTATATTCCATATCACATCAAATGGAACATGGTGGTTGCAATCAAACACGGCAATCAGTATAACGATAACAAAAATTGAATTTTATTTTTTTATAGGTTTAAGCATATGTTTTCCTCGACTACAAGCCAGATGACTACAACTTTTGAAAAATTCATTGAATATGTTAAAATAGGTAACTTACAGAAAGTTATTGAACTTGTAGAAACTAATCAAGTTGATGCTTCTGCGCGAGATAATGAAGCAATTATTGAAGCTGCTTTTTATGGACATTTAGCAGTTGTTGAATATCTTTCTACTTTACCTAGAGTTGATGCATCTGCGCGAATAAATCTAGCAATTATTAATGCTGCTAGTAATGGATATTTAACAGTTGTTCAATATCTTTCTACCCTACCTGGTGTTGATGCGTCTGCGGATAATAATGGGGCAATTATGTTTGCTGTTCAGAATGGACACTTAGAAGTTATTAAATATCTTTTAACATTGCCTAATGTTGTTGCATATGCGCATAATAATCTTGCAATTAAATGGGCTGCTCAAAATGGATATTTAGAAGTTGTTGAATATCTTTCTAAATTACCTGGAGTTGATGCATCTGCACAAGATAATGAACCAATTATTAATGCTGCTATTAATGGTCGCTTAGCAGTTGTTAAATATCTTTCTACAATAACTGGAGTTGATGCATCTGTGAAAAATAATTGTGCATTTGTTAATGCTGCCGGCAATGGACATTTAGAAGTTATTCAATTTCTTTTAACATTGTCTGGGGTTGATCCATCTGCTCAAAATAACAGAGCAATTATTTTAGCTTCTTATCACGGACATTTAGCAGTAGTTGAATATCTTTCTACTTTGCCAGGAGTTGATGCATCTGCACAAAATAATCAAGCAATTATTAATGCTGCTAGTAGTAGACAGTTCTCTCTACTTGCGATGTTATTATATTACGAACCCAAAGTTGCTGCTTCATTGTCATCTACATATTACAACATGTATCATAAACATTTGCTATCTAGACTCGCGCCTATTGTCCACAAAATTGCAATTTCGCTCAATGAATTGCCAACTCCTCTCATCATTGAAGTAATTGAACAATCAATAGATTTTGCAATTTATATTCCATATCACATCAAATGGAATATGGTGGTTGCTATCAAACACAGCAGATACATTCTTAACAAAAAATGAATTTTACCTTTTTTATGTATGGAAGATGTGGTTTTCCGGACCAGCTAATTAGAAATCTATTTAAAATCGAATAACAATGTGATATTAATTTATTAAATATCACTGGGGACAAAGAATCCGTTGGTACTCATGTCAACTAAATACCATCTATTAGCTGAAGCAGACCAGATTAATTCAATAGTTGCAAAAGCACCAGGTAAACCAGTAAAACCGATGATAACAGTGTTGCCTAAATATACATCTGTAGAAGTAGAAGAATCTAGAGTAAATTCTAGTTGCACAGCAGTTGAAGGGGGTTGATAAATTACTATTTTTTTTTGTTTGTCCATCGTAAATGCCATTAGATAAAGTTCCAGTGCAGGTGCTATTTAGATTACCAGTCAATAAAATATATGTGATGGAAGAAGTAGAATTAGGATTTGCTGCTACAGCAGGGCCTGGATCGTCACTAACGGCAGTTAAATTTTCAACACCTGAAAAACTACTCGTTGTTATATTAGTTTCAACACCCGCTGCATCGGGTTTCCAAAATAATCCGCTATTACCAGTTTTTTTATATAGGCTACCTAAACCAGCCCCTGGATTTGCAGGCGCCGTAACGTCTGTTAGTTGAATTCTTGATACTCCAGTAAGCGCACCATTTGATATTTGGACAGACATCTGTTAATTCTAGTTAACTATATTTTCTAAACTATTTTATTAAAATTAACAAAATTATTT